TAACACCGCTAGTCACCCTGGTGCAAAAAGATGCAGCTGGTGCATTGTTTAGCCAGGCAGGCACAAAAAACAACAGCGACTTTTCACGCTTGCTGACTAACACTTTTGGCAAACCGCAGCGCGGATTGTGGCGCTCTCGAGCGTTCATTGCACAGCAAGGCACCGCTGACATCATGAAAGCCGTAGATGAAGTAATCGCTGACGCTAACCGCGCACTACAAGCAAGGACATCTGGCTAATGGCTATCTACCTACCAATCGTTACGCAATTCAACCCAAAGGGATTGAAGGAAGCCGAAAAGGGCTTTAAGGATTTAGAAGGCGCGCAGGCCAAGGCAAAGTACGCGCTAGGCAAAGCCAACAAATATGCAGCCGTTGCACTTGGTGGTTTAGTCGCTGGTCTTGGCGATGCTGTTAAAGGCGCTATGGAAGATGAGCAAGCCCAGGCAATGCTTGCGCGTCAGTTAGAAAAAACTACTGCAGCCACTGGTGCACAGATTAAGGGTGTCGAGGATTACATCACTGCAGCTGGCAAGCAAAAAGGTTTTACCGATGATGAACTACGCCCGGCAATGGCTGGCCTTGTGCGCGCAACGATGGATATTGGCGAGGCACAAAAAGCCACCAACCTTGCTATGGATGTTGCAGCGGCTAAAGGATTAAGCCTTGAGACTGTTACTAAGGCGATGGAAAAGGCGTATGGCGGTAACACCACTGCCCTAGCAAAACTATCCCCAGAGCTACGCCAGATGATTAAAGACGGCGCAAGCATGGATGAGATCATGGCTGAAATGGCTGTTACTTTTGGTGGTGCCGCTACTGATTCTGCTAACACTGCTGCAGGCTCAATGAAGCGTTTAGGCATTGCACTTGGTGAAGCCAAAGAAGGTGTAGGCGCTGCACTGTTGCCAATACTTGAAAAGGCCATGCCGGTGCTTCAATCGTTCGCCACCTGGGCACAAGACAACCCAACACTGATCACGGCTGTCGCTGTTGCTTTTGGTGCTTTAGCAGCTGCAGTTGTTTTGGTTAATGCAGCCATGGCCCTTAACCCTGCAGTGCTGATTACGGCTGGCATTGTTGCTTTAGGCGTTGCACTTGTTATGGCTTACAAAAAGTTTGACACTTTCCGCGCTGTAGTCAATGCAGTAATCAACCAAGTAGCCAGCAACTTTGAGTTTATGGCCAACGCGTTTATCACAATGATTAACGTAGTCATTAAGGGCATTAACTTAATTAAGCCTGGCAAAGACATTGGCTCTTTAGGGCAAATTAGCCTTGGCCGTTTAGGTGGTGAAGGTAGTGCATCTGGTGGCGCTAACCCTGCAGGACTTGACTACAAAGCAATGGCTACCGGCGGTGTTGTCACCAGCCCTACCTTTGCCCTTATTGGCGAGGCAGGCCCAGAGGCTGTTATTCCGTTAGACAAAATGGGTGGCATGGGTGGCGGTGTCACTATCAATGTGAACGGTGGCGACCCTAACGCTGTAGTGCAAGCTTTGCGTACGTACATGAGGCAGAACGGCTCTGTGCCAATCAAGATAAGCAACGCCTACTGATGCCACAGAATTACGAGATTCAATACACCACAAACCCGGGCACTGGTGGCACTTGGACAAGCCTCACCAATGTTCAACAGTTGTCTATCAACATCGGTCGTCAGGCAATGCTTAATCAGTACAGCGCCTCTACCGTTTCAATTACTGTCCGCTACCCAACTGGCTATGCATCACCGATTGCTGACATGGTGCCCGGCACGTTTATACGCGTCAACCTTGTAGCAACCTCAGCCGAACTTTACATTGGGCGAATCAAAGACGTATCGGTTGACTATGGCATTCCCTATGTGGGTGGTGTTGGTAACGCTGACTATTTGCAAATCACCGTTGAGGGTTTCTTTGCTACGGCCTCTCGAATGTCCGGTCAAAGTTATGCGATGGCTGCAGACACTTTCGGTGCCCAATTGATGAACGCTCAAACACAAAGCGGTATGAGCATCACTTGTGACTTTTCGCCTGCTATGGGTGGCGCAACGATCTCCTCTACTTGGGGTGATTGGTTGAATCAGTCGCTGGTCACTTTGAATGGGCGCATGGTGGATTGTCTTTATCAAAATACCATAAGCCTTAAAGGGCCCTACAGGGCTTATACCTGCACTGTGAATTTCTCTGATGTCGCTAATAACGCTACTAATCAGGTGTATGACCAAGCCTCTTTTGGTGCGTTGTCAGATAACTACTACACACAGGTGAGCGTTGACCCAGCCGACTATGCGCCACAGACCGTGACTAAAGCAGCTGCTTCCGCGCCGTACCGTACTTACACGGTTAATACGTTGTCGGCTTCTACAGGGCAAGCTCTTGATCAAGCAAACTTTTTGTTGAGTCAGTATCAGACACAAAAGTTTGCGCTCACTTCTGTATCGTGTCTGGCTGAGGCACAGTCAAGTTTTAAACTGGACAATCTTGGGCTTCCGTATTTTGGCAACATGGTTGGTTCTCAAGTAAGTGTCACTTTTCGTGGCACTGTTTACAACGCAATTATTGAGGGTGTGACTGTTACGGCTACGCCTGAGTCAAGCCGATACACGTATTACCTGTCGGGTGCTGATCTAAACAACTACCTAATCCTCAATAACACGGTGTACGGAACGCTCGATTACAACAAGTTAGGATATTAATTATGGCAACTCAATACACAGGTGGTCTAACCACGGGGCAGGTGCTGACGGCCGCCACGATGAACAGCATCGGCGCAACATGGGAAACATGGACGCCGACCATTACGGCACAAACAGGTTCTTTCACGACCGTAACTCTGGACTCTGCACGATATGGCCGCATAAATAAACTTGTGTATTGCCAACTTGTATTTACTATTACCGCAGTTGGCACAGGGGTAGGCGTTCCTATTTTTACTTTGCCCGTTACAGGCACAACCGCATTTTTCTTAGCCATGGGTTCATATCGGGAAATCGCTAACACAGGTGTAATCGGAATTGTTTCACAAGAAAGCACGACTACAGGAGCAATGCGGCAATACAACAACGCAGCGTCTATAGCAGCAGGCGCTAAATTTGCTTCATCTTTTTTTTACGAGGCAGCATGAATCTAAACGAACTAGGGCTAGAACCCACAGACAACGCAGACATTCTCACAGCAAGAATGAAACACCAACGCAACATTCTGCTGGCACAGTCTGATTGGACAATGCACACAGACGCACCAACCGACAAAGTGGCTTGGGGCAACTACCGTCAAGCCCTACGGGACTTCCCAGCATTATGGGAACCATCGGAGACAGCCAACTTTCCTGAGTCACCAGCATGAAACGCCTATTGCTGATTAGCGCTACCCTCATCACCCTCACAGGCTGTGCAGACCGTGAACGCCTCAACTGCCCACCAACCAAAAACAAAGCCCTGTCGAGCGTTACTAACACCATCTCACCCGAAACAACCACAGCCCCCCGATACGCAACAGGAGCCAAGTGCCGATGAAACCAGTTAATAGACACAGCAACGAAGAAATTAAAGCGCGAATTGTGATGATGGTTGCAATCGGTTTAACAATCTCATTCGTGGGTTCAGTGTTCACAATTTTGTACGGATTGCTATTTGTCACACAGCCTGAAAAAATGGCCGAATTGGACTCAGCCCAGATAAACGTCCTGAGTTATATGCTTTCCACACTCGCTGGGGGCTTGATAGGCGTATTGGCAGGTAATGGTTTGAAGGACAAACCGAAAGACCCACCAGCATGAAATACACTGGGTACGACAAAACAGCCACAGCCAAAATGGCAGGCACCGAAAAGTTTGTTGATCTCTGTTCTCGCCGTTGGGGCTTTACAAACCTAGGCACCCTTGTGGTTAGGCAAATGCGATCTGGTCAAGGCATGAGTGTGCACAGCACATCGAGAGCTGCAGACATTGGTTTCCCAGACACAAAAGAAGGGCGCGCTGCAGCTGTGCAGGCAATGCTCTGGTTTGTTAAGTACTACAAAGAGCTAGGCATAGAAGAAGTGCACGACTACGGCGGCCTGATTAACGGCACGTGGCAGGGCTGGCGCTGTAACAGAAACGGCAAGCCAGGCTGGAAACTGTGGACTGATTCCGATAATGGTGGCTCAAAAAACGGGCGCTGGATTCATGTAGAACTTGCCCCACAATCGAATGGTGGCCACGCCGAGGATGGCGTAGCCCTAGAGGCGGCATGGCGCGCACTGCCTAAGCCATAAGGATTCCCAGACATTGTTTGAGCAGTGCTGGGACTAGGTGGTGGGTACTTTGTTTCCATTGGGTATCCACCACCGACTTTCTAAATTGTGTAAAGTAACCACCGCTACTCAAATAGCAGAAAGTCAGAGGAAACATGA